GGCCTCGCGGCCTGCCATCTCTGGTGTCGTGCACCTCACCGTCGACAGGTGCTCCCTAAATAGGAGTCCCTATGTCGAATTTGACCGGTGTTATCTCTCACGCCTTCCGTAACGCTGTGAAGCGCCTGGAGGCCGCGCTCGGCTTAGCAGCCGAGGACTGCCCAATTCCCCCTGGGGATTGGGAACTGTTACCGTACGACTTTCGGGTCGATTGGTATACAGAATCACGTTTTACCGTGACACCTGCACGACAGGTGCGTCTGAGAGACCATGACCACGATCCGGAGTAAGACGTGAAGCCTTACGTTGAAAACTGGAACGGTGTCATGAATACGTTTTGGACGTTCGGTGGGGGCTCTGGCTCGTCAAGCCAGACAAACGTGCCCGCCGGTTCGCGTATCCTAGATAACGTAGGGAGCGTTAGCAACGCCCTCAACAGAAAGCTAGGTCGCCCGAACAACCAGACGTATCGAGTGGAGCGGTACAACAGACAGCGGGGGTCGCACGTGCGTTCCGCAAACGATGGTTCAGGTGTGTTCACATACCTGGGCCAGTTCGCGTGGATGCCGTACGGTTCAACCCCGGACGTTTCTGTCTCGGCAGCAGTTTACAACGACTGCCTGTCTAAGTTGTATGAGCAGGTACGAGGAGAACTCGACCTGTCGGTTGACTTCATCCAGTGGCGTCAAACCACGAAGATGGGCTCCGATGCAATGACGGTCCTTCGCAAGACCCGAGATGCAATCCTTTCCGCGAGAAAAATCGAGCGCTTAATCGCCTCTAGCCATCGCCGGGACCGCGAAAGCGGGTACCGGTGGCAAAGGGCGTACGAGCGCCGTTATCGATCCGACCTATCCAAGAAGCTAGCTGACAACTGGCTCCAGTGGCAGTACGGCGTGAAACCCCTCATGAATTCGATTTATGGGGTGGTGGAAACGTTCCAGAAACCGCAGGAGCCTCGAGTGCGCATTCGTGCACGCTCTAAGCAGCTTACGACAGGAACCCGGAACGCCGGGAATCTGTCTGGTTCGGGTATCGATACTAAGGTGCACTACGTCACATCGAAACGGTGTGAGATAGTGTGTGAGATGGCATTCGCCCCTCACGTCATCGACGACCTCGCGAGGTTCAGTTCACTGAATCCCGCATCCCTCGTCTGGGAGATGATACCTTACTCGTTCGTCATAGATTGGGTGTATGACGTCGGGAGTTACCTTCGTAACGTTGAGAGTGCGCTGTTGTACACTAACAACTTTGTCAGTGGCCGCGTAACACACACCTGTCGTGAGACAGGTAACGCGATCACCAAAGGAGTGAAGAACGACGGCGTGTGGACAACCACCGTGAGCTCACAGGGTGACTACGAGGTAACCTATAAGCAGCGTGCTGTGCTAACCAGCATCCCGTTCCCACGGGCGCCGCGATTCGAGCCTAAGCTCGGGTGGCAGCGATTAGTTAGCGGAGCGGCTCTGCTGCGCCAATTCATTCGGCGTTAGCGGTTTCGCGGGGGGCGATAAACTCCCCATAATTCGTGGAAGCCTTAATCGGTTTCTGAACCCTTTCCTTATTGGAGTGTTAAACACTATGGCTGCTGTCAGCAACATCACGCTGAACGACGCGCAGGCGACCCCTGTGCTCCACACCTTCGTCCCTCTGGGCCCGGACAATGCCGGCGTCTGGTGGTGGGAGGATCAAACCGGCACTTCTGCAATCGGGTACAACAAAATCTCGATGCAGCTGCGTCGGTCCGCCCCTGCCAAGGACGGCGACAACTCCGGTTCGCGGGTCAATCGGGTGACCATCGGCATTCACACGCCGAAGCTCGAGACACTGGCCAATAACTCGGCCGGTGTCACCCCTCCGCCTCAGGTCGCTTACACGCCTCGATGCTACATCGAGTTCGTAATGAGCGAACGTTCGTCTGTGCAGGACCGCAAGGACCTGCGCAAATACGCTGATTTCCTCCTTGCAGAGGCACAGCTGACGGACATGGTGGAGAACCTGCGTAACGTCTACTAAAGGAGGTAGACGTGCCCCACACTTCAGATGATCTGATGGCCGATGTGTTTCTGGCCTTGTGTGAGAAAGTCAACACGCCATTTTCCTTGGGGATGAGTCTGTTGTACCGCTACGACCAAAAGGCGCTAGCGGACGTGGACTTTGACCCGCGTGTTTATCGTGATCTCAGCCTTGCTGACCTTAAACGGTTGGAGGGTGATTATCTGGTTGCGAGTTTCCTTTCGAAGTATAAAGGGCTCAAGACCGGGTATGATCTCGAGGCGGAGGCTCTGAAGAAGTTTCGTGCTTCAGAGGAGTCGTGCCGTGCAGCGAATGAGCGCCTGATAGCCTTCCGCGAATCGCGATTTACGCCTTTCGGGGCGTGTCGCGATCTGGGCAGTGTGTTTCACATTGCCCAGCGAAAAATCGCGAAGGTGTTAGGGCCTCACAAGCTTCCGCGGTACAACGATTTTGGCTGGGGACCTGGTGCTACGAGTGACCTCCGCCGAGCGGAGGCCTACCTTGACACCAAAATAAAACAAGCTCCTTTCACGGTTAGTCCAGACGCGCTTGAGTTGGCGCGCTGGGTTATTCAGACGGACCTTCATTGGTCTGCCGCAGTCCTTGGGGTGGCGCCCGGCGATATCACATTGCCGTACACGCTGCTCGACAAAGCTTTCGTCCTCACCGATGAGAGCGAGGTCTGCTTCGCCGTGAAGAACGCGAAGACCCATCGCACGATTGCGAAAGAGCCGCGACTTAATAGCTTCCTTCAAAAGGGCTATGGTCGGCGTTTCCGTAGGTCGTTGAAACGGGTTGGAATAGATCTGGACGACCAGACCCCCAATCAGATTGGCGCTTCGCGCGCTTGGCTGACAGGGGAGGCTACCCTCGATTTGAGGGCGGCGTCAGATTCCAATGCTACTGAGCTCGTCTACGAGCTCTTTCCTCCTGACTGGGCGATTGCCCTAGATTCGTTAAGGACCCACCACGCTCGGCTGCCGGATGGCAGCGTGATCGAGCTACAGAAGTTCTCCAGTATGGGGAACGGGTTTACCTTCGAACTCGAAACAGTGATCTTTTGGGCGCTGGCTAGCGCCGTCACTGATCTGTCGGGTGGGGGAGAGGTTCTGGTGTACGGCGACGACATCATCGTCCCGGGAGCTGCTGCCGCCAAACTCATCGAGGTTCTCGCCTTCTGTGGCTTCGAGGTTAACACCAAGAAGTCATTCGTCGGCGGGGTATTCCACGAGAGCTGCGGCAAGCATTACTTCCGAGGTGTAGATGTCACTCCGTGCTACCAGAAAGAACCGATCGCTGAAGGGGAAACCCCGACAGAGACGGTTCGTTGCGCTAACCGCCTTATTCGGTGGGGTCTTCGTCGCGTTAGAAACTTTCGGGTTGATACCCGTGTGGTTTCTGCGTGGCGTCGACTTCGTCGAACTGGCGATCTCCTTGATACCTATCTCCCGATAGGCGTGGAAGGCGACGATGGCTGGGTCCTACCATGGGACAAGCTGCCGCCGCACTCTTTCAAGGGGCACCATACGATTGAATGTATGGTTGTGCGTCACGTCTCAATCACTGTACCAAGTGATGAAGACGCTCTCCTAGCTCACGCTCTTCGTTTTTGGACCGGCAGAAGGGCCCCTCTGGTGGGGGGCGTTCACCTTGCGGTGGCGCCTGAAACCAGGGGGCAACTTGACTGCCGAAACGACGAGCTGGCGGTCCTTGAGACCACCAAGAGGACGGTGAATCCGTCCAGGAGCTACTGCAGCGTGACGATGTAAGCGCTGCTGGACCTCTCACGAGGGGATACACAAGAGGAAAAGTGCGCA